ATTTTAAACTCCTTATGTTGTTGTTACCGTTACACTGCCTACCTGACCTTCTGGAGCTAAGTTGTTGGGGGTTAATCCATCGTCTCTAGCACCGCCAACGGGGTTCCATCCCCACTGGAAAATCCTACTACCGCCCTCTGGGAAACCAACACCTTCTTCGGTATTATCGTTACTTCCATTCAGTTGTAAACCGCTACTTCCTGATACTTGATAGCTTACATCAGGACGTGGTTCCCGTACAGCTTGTGGGTCGTCAACTGGGTATAAACCTAACGACAATTGTGGCTGATCTGGATCCCAGCAGCTAGGGCAAACCTTAATGTTCTTTATCTGTTGCTTTACAACTAACTTCCGTAGCTCCTTTAACTTATACCGCTGACCACATCGGTCACATTCGGCAATTGCAAATTTGCCACTACTATATTTATTAGGCATAGAATGTCGTCCTAGGAACGAACCTAGAAGCGGCTTTCTCTCTGTCCTCCGTAGAAGCCATGAGCCACTGCTCCTCGTATTCTTGCTTTAAAAATTGCACTCGTGCCTGTCCATCTGGTAGCTTTTGAGCCATATAGAAAGCCAATCCAGCCACCATACAAGGTAATAGGCGAAAGGGAATATCAGGTTCTACAGAACCGTTAGATCCAGCATCTTGAATCCTACGCAACCTCCAATACACAAAGGTATACGGGCCACCACCAGCATCGGGCGTGGGCCAAACGTTAATAGACGGAAGGTTCTGTACTGTCAAAAGGTTAGTAGGACTAGCTGTATGACCTACTGCGGTTGTACCGTTTTGACCACGATAGCAGTTAGTTAAGACATTTCCAATGACATTAGCGTAGCTGATAGTCTCGTTATCTATCTTGACAAACCCGCCAATAGGAAGGTTGCTGGCGTCACTCACCGTAATGGAGGTATCAGTCGAGTTAATAGACTGTGCCAAATACACTGCGGTCGCATTTGACTGTCCTGACTGGCGGTTAAACCAAACTTGAATAGGACGCCCAGTAGTTAGCTTATTAGGAATCGTAGAGTAGGTAGACTCTGAAATACGGCTAATATTGATGTCAATCTGATTGCTGGTAACACCGTTATTCTGACGGACTACATGGTCTAGAAGATCAATTGTGTTGACTGGAATAGGATAGATACCTTGCCCAGTAACCATTGCAATTTGACCCTGCTCGATTGTCCAGAGGTTAATACCACGGTTAGCCCATTCAACCGTCAATAGGTTCAGGGATCTGCGGGCAGTTCGCATATCGTAACCAGTACGCAATTCCGTACCACAACGCTCAAAAGCCTCTTCAATGAGGTTATTAAGGTCTAGATTAAACGCAGAAGTTCCTGAAGTACTCATATTTTCCTATATGGTTTTACTTTTGCTTTTACCTTTTTGGGCTGCGGCACGAACTGCTGCCCCTGTGCTTTTCCTTGCCGTTTTGCCCGTGTTGTTGCTGCGTACTCCTGTGGGCTTAGGGCTTCGATTGCTTTTTTTGGCAGGTATCTTTCGCCCGTCTCGGACGACTTCTTCCCTGACTTGGTTGTCCATTTCTGTTCTCCCCAAGCCTTTAAAGAACGCTGAGATTTTGCCAATCCACTCATTTATAGCCACCGCCAGCTGCCTTATATTTTTTAGCTACCAACTGCGCTTTACGAGCTGACCATTGACCTGCGCCAGTACCATGTGTTGCAGCTGCTTTCACCTGAGAAACAATCCGCTTACGCAAACTTGGTTTGGTATAGTTCCCAGCTGCATTGACTTTACCGCCTTCTTTATACTGAGTAAAGTCGGTATCATCCCTACGAGCTTTCTTAACGCCTCTGCCCATTTTAGTGGGCATAATTGCACCCATCCCACGACTCGGTCTCATACCATTTTTCCTCTGGTTTTACCTTTAATACAGCAACCATCTGCTCGTTTAGAAGCCATACCGCCTTTTTTAAAGTTATCGGGCAAATCTTGTCCCTTTTTACTCCCACCTGTATGTTTATCAAGAATTGATTGAAATCCTTGGTCAGCAGGTTTCTTACGAACATTGTCCGTAGGATTGGGGTTCTGTTTAGCTGGTGTTGCTGGAACAGAAGGGACAGGATTAACACGCTTAGTCATTACGCTCTAGTCTTCCCACGAACAGCACAACCATCAGCCCGCTTTGATGCTGAAGATACTTTTCCGCCAGACTTAAACTCACGCTTAAATTGTGTGCCTTTACCAAAAGCATCCTCCATAGGACCTGTAGATAGGTAGCGCTCCTTGCGAGCCTCTTGCTCCTTTTTTGGTAATTTAGAGATTGCATCAGCTTCTTTAGCCGCTTTTTCTCCCGCCTCTTTCTTAGCACGGCTAGATAGAATCTTCTTACCCAACATACGAGCAGCGCCATAACCAGCGCCTAGAACCGCAGCAGCTTTACCAATAGGCAGAAGGTCTTCAACGCCTACACGCTCCAAACCTTTTTCTTGCGGTGGTTTAGTAGTTGTTTTTGGTTCGGCTTTAGGGGTAGCTTTAGGGGTAGATTTGGTTTTAGTAACAGGAGGCTCTTTAACTAGCTCACTGCTAGGCTCATTTTGCTTACGAATATATTCCATCGCACGGGCGCGCACATCGTCGCCAATACCAGGATTTTGCCCTTCTTTAGACTCAAACTCGGTCTCGCCACCGTCTTGAAACTTACGCATTTTCTTTTTCATGTTAGCAAGTTCTCCCGCCTGATTTCATTTTAATCATCTTGCCTTTGGTCTTACCTTTGATCTCAATGCCACCACCTTTAGCCATGCCATGCATTTTTTTCTCGTGCCCTTTAACGGCTTTGGCAGCAACCTTCTTCATCATTGGTTTGTCTTTGGAAATATCTGAATGTTTCACGTTACCGCCTTTCTTCATGTAGCCCATTTTGTTGCGTACTTCTGTGGGCAGTTTGGATAATCCTGGGTTGCTATCAGAATCAACTTCTTTTAAGCCACCAGCTCTGAATTTACGTCCTTTATCTGCTTTCATAAACTCTTCTCCTACGGATTTAGATACGCCAACCTTTTTGGCAAATTTTGGATTGTTAGCAACAGCAGCCATAAATCCGTGTTGTTTTTTAGAAACGCTAGGCATTTATTTTCCCCTGAATAAGCTGGTCAATCTTGCTTTCAAGTTTGTTAAAGCGTTGGTCAATATGCTGCATAATGCGGTCAACTTCTGCTTGAGTAACGTTTTCACGAGCTACCTCCTCACGAGTCTTGTTTAATAAAATCCCTATACGGGCGAGTTCAGCAGATTTTTCTTTTGCCCATAAACCCACGAGAACCCCCGCTAATGATAAGATTGCATTCCATAAAAGTAACATCTCTTGGCTCATACCATCTTACCTTTGGTCTTACCACGAATCTCACATCCACCACCACGAACAGACCCGCCTTCTTTGCAGTTCCAAGCCCGTAAAGACTTGTTAATGCGTGAATCGGGATCGTTAGCTGTTTTAGCAGATGTGAGCTTTTTCTTCATACCTGACATCCTTGCACAGAAAGACTTCTTTCTTGAACCGCCTTCTGGTTGAGGACGTTTGAGTCCAGGCTTACCAGGATTGGCTGCATTGTAAGAAGCCCGCCCCTTAGCGTTTAGTCCACCTTCAGGGTTCTTACCTTCTTTGCGAGTCCATGCAGGGGTCTTAGCCATTATGCGACATCCTTTTTGGAGTCAATAGGTCTAATAAGAGGATAGAGATACTCTTCCCCAAAAGATCCTGCAAACTCTTCCATTCCTAGATGACCTAACTTAATCGTAGGATCAATCCATACCTCGTAGCCATGAGCCGTAGCACGGTCACAGAAAAGATAGTCTTCTCCTACATAGCCTTCTGGGGTGGATTTAAAGTCAAAGAATGAATAGCAGAACTTGTCTGGATGTCCATCTACTACTCGGTCATCGTGATATTTCCACTCAGGATGATTGTCTCTGAGGGTCTCAAATACGTCTTTACGAATCAACATAAAGGCTGTGGCAATCCGTTTAGCCTTAACTAAGCCGTAGGAGTTCATATAAATCCCGCCATCAGCATCTTGCTCTAAAGTCGATATATAGACCTGACCTTTTTTACGGGCAACAGGAACTCCGCCTACGATACCCTTCTTAGGGTCAGTATTCCACGCCATTAGACGGAAGATGTCTTGTGGGTTAAACGTAA